TTGGTCAGTTAGTTCTTTAAAGTAATCCTGTGCAACTAACCATGCATAAATGACTAGACACATTGCAAGGTCATCATTACAACCTTCTTCTGCCTCAAATGAATTACTCTTTGAGATAAATGTAGTCAGTTCTGAAATAATCTCATAGTCATTGAAGATAAGTTTATCTTCTTCAATCATTGTCTTAAGATTAAGTGACCCAATCTTTTTGACAGTCTTGGACATCTTGACACCAAGTTGGGTTTTAGTTCCAGAGAAACCCTGTCCTACAACTTGTCCTGCCCTACCCCTCATTGCACACATCAGAACATTCTGATATTCCAAGTCATATTGAAGAATACTTGCAACCTGGTCTCCAATATCATTGACCTCACAAAGAACAAATGCATTGTTATATTTCTTTGCTAACTGAAAAATGATGTTAGGGAACAACATCGGTTTGATTTCATTGTTCCTATACTTCGCCACAACTCTATGTGGGAATGTAGTAATATCAGTAATAATAAATGCAGAGTAGTCATTACCTACTCCTCTTGCAACGTCAACAGTTACAATATAATCGTGGTCAGGAATTGGTGCAACATGAACATCTAGTCCTGCACTTGTTTGAATTGGATTATCATACACCAGAGTTTTGAGTTTACTTGGTGCAATCAATGTATCAACAGACCCAAGGAATTCACAATTATGTGAAACTATTTTATTGGTAATGTATAGGTTTTCTTCCCCTACGTCCAATAAATCATATAAGTATATTCCTTCCTCAACTATTTCATTATATACAACTTTTTTTCCTTGAATAATATCATCAAGTTTTAGAGAAGATGCCTTTATCTTTTCACTCCCAAATGAATGATTATCAGAACATTTTATCTCACTTCCATCATCAAAAATAATCCAATGATAAAATGGTTTGAAAACTTTCTGTATTCCACTAAATGATTGAAATCCAGTTGGTGTCTTTACTTTTATATTGTTGTTTATTTTATACATTTGCCCAACACTCCTTTAATATAATACGTTTCATTCCTTGTGGTGTTATATTATAATCACTACAGTATTTCTTACAAAATGCTTGAATATAAGACATTTTTCTTCCATTTTTTGCTACATCTCCAACACCATCAACATGTGGTTGTTCTTGATACAAGTTTCTTATTTGTGTGATTTGTTTGTCAGTAAGTTTTCTACTCCAGGCAATACCTTTTCTTGTATTACTAAACTTTTGGATAGTTTCTTCACTAAAACATCCCTTTTTACCTTTATTCCAAGGCACATTTCCTTTCTTTACTCCCCCAATACCCTTTCTTTCATAATCATCAAATCCTTCCCCACCAGAGGATTTATTCCATCCATTTCTATATGTATCATACTTATCTATATTTTCTATTTCCAACATCTTGGCATCAGACACTTTAAGATTTTCATATAAAATCTCAAATGTATGTGGTGGTTTTAATCTTTTGTGGTCTCTTTTCCTAACATCAATCTGTTGTGTTTGACCAACATATTTGACATCACCATAATCATCTCTCAATAAGTAAATATAATACATAACTTTTATTTTTATTTATAATCCAAGAAACTCACATTGTATTGTATAAATCCTCTATCCTCATCTCACTGATAATATCATCTTTCTCAACTTCTACCAATGTATTACCTCCAACGCACTCAAACTCAACTTTGAACTGTTGTTCTGATGTGTTCTTAATAGTCTGTTCTTTCCAGACTTCATCTCTACCAGGTACTTGAGACCAATGAACATCTGTTGGGGTGTAGTCATTGAATCCTCTTTCCGCATCATGCCACATACGGTAGAAGTGATTCATACCGTGTGGGGTAGAAACAATAATTACCTTTGTAGATTTACCAGAAGTAATCGTAGGATAAACAGATGCAAAGAATGAGTCTGCAACATGGTTTGGAACGAATGCAAATTCGTCAAGGAAGAGGATGTTAAATGACATACCTCGAACAGCAGAAGCAGACGTAGATGCTGCTAATATCTTACTACCATTCTCTAGTTCCAAACTACCTTTGTTCCATGCTAGAATCCCTTGTTGCATCCACTTAGGTAGGTTCTCATAAGCAATCTGTAACCTTCCAAGAAGTTCTCTTGCCGTGGATGCTTTGTTTGCAAGAATACCAATATTGACACTATCATTGAAGATGGCATAATGTAATAGAAAAGATACTACAGTAGTAGACTTTCCAGTCTGACGTGGCATCTTACAGATATTAAATCTCTTTTCGTGAAAGTTCTTTACTAGTTTTTCCTGAAAGTCATACAACTTAAAGGGTTGAAGACCATGGTCTAGAGTCACAATCTGAACATAGTTCTTTGCAAAATAAACCGGGTCTTCTTTACACTTAATATATTCTTCAATGTTATCTTGGGTAAACTCAATGGCTGTATTAGCTTTCTTGAGATTTGGATTACCCAAATATATGTCAACATTACTCATAATTAATTATCCGTAAGTAAAATATCAAAAGTGCAGGTATATCTACCATTATTTGATAATGTATGCATTCTCGCATCAATATCTGTTTTTTCTGGGAATGACTGAGGAATTGGATAAGTAAGTTGATATGGACCACCAACACCATTTACTTCTGCGATATGCTTCACAACAAAATTCCCTGTACCACCTTCACGAACATACAGTTTAAAACTACCTGTTGCTGTTCCTTGTGCAGTTACATCTAATCTCATTATAGAACCAGTTTTACCTGCAGGAACAGTATATACAGACATCAATGTCTGTCCTATATTTTCTAATATTTTTGCAACAGTGGTGGTAGATACTCTTATTAGAATACGCTTACTGTTTGCAATATCAGCAGTGTTTGCATAGATCGCTCTATACACTCTGTAAAATGTATTAGTAGTAGTTGCTGAGAATCCAGATATAGTTACAGTCTCTGTAATGACATTGTAATTTACATCAAGTCCTTGTATCTCTACAGTATCTCCATCAAGGTCAGTACTAGTACTATTTTCATTATTTGGCTCTACAACTCGAACTTCAAGTTGACTGCCTGCAGAAATTGTATCCCAAGGATAATTTGTGTCATTCTCATCCCAAATCGTTCCATTAGTATTTTGACTCATTTCAGGAACAGCACCAAACTTGTGGATTTGTCCGTATCCTGGAGGTAAAGAAATTTGGGGTATGGGTGATACAACCCAAGGTGAAGTTCCTTGATTTACCGTAATACTATTGCCAATGGAGATAACTGTATCTGAAGAGATTCCTGATATATTAGCATCTACGGGAAATCTATTATCAGTAGAAATATATTGACCATCACTTGATGCAATCCCCATCACTTCAAACAAGGTAGTCTCTTGTTTAAGAAATGTACCTATTCCAGAATTCCAAATAGCCATAATCTATACCCAATCTAATTTACCAGGATGATATCTTTTAATATCACCAAATTTCACTGTTGGTTTTTGTTCTACTGGATATACCCTTTGAACAATTGCACCAGGATATTCACTTTGCAGTTGTTCTGCCAACTCTTGATTAGTTGGAAGTCTTACTGAGTCAACCTGTTCTAACCGTACTCTGTAAATACTACCCATCCAAACAAAGTCTGCAAGATATTGATAGTTCTCTTCCACCTGTTGTTCTGGAGAAGCAGAATTATCACCACCTACATTAAGTGTTCCATTGAAGTCACCATGAATAGTGACCGACTCCTTTATAAAATCTTTGAAGTCTTTCATATCAACAGTTCCACGCTCTGAGTGATTTGGACAATCTATCGTCACCTGTGTTATTAGAAGGTTTCTGTCTCTTTCTCATTCCTTTCATTCTTGCACAGAATGATGATCTTCTCTTGTTACCAACCTTCTTTGAAGGTGTTTTTAGATCGGAACCAGGATTTTCTTTTTCATAAGACTTACGTCCTTTTTCGTTAAGACCACCAGATTTATTCTGACCTTCTTTTTTAGTCCATGCAGCTCCTTCACTCATATCACCACCTTCACCTTCATCGTGATCCTCATCTTTCATCAGATCACCATTGGGCATTACATGATAACCTTTAGGAATTGATTTACATTTTTTAGAGTCATTACAATAGTATTCACCTTTAGAACAACTCTTACTAGATTTATCATGCTCTTCAACATGAAGAAGAGATTCTCCTGGTTGATATGTTGCCATATCATATCTCTGAACTAATGCTCCAGGATAGATTTTCTCAATGGCATCAAGTACTTCTTTTTTTGAAGGTCTATGAACTGTTGGGAAGAATAATTTAATAAGCATATATCTACCTTTCCAACTAAACCCAACCATATAGATGTTTCCGGTTTTGGCTGGAATTCTTACAGCCTCTTCAATAGTTTCTTCTTTCTCTTTGGTCTCTTCACCAACGGGAACACAATTAGGGACTACTTTTTTACCCTTCTTCTTCATACCCTTTTGAGTATAACCATCCCAGCACTTCTCATTAATAACTTCTACTTCAATACCTGCAGCTTCCATACACCGAATTTGAAGGTCAGTCAATTCTGGAAGAATCATAAATTCTTCGTTCTTTGATTTACCATAGTTGGCAGCACCTTTCTTACGACACTGAACCAAACGACCAGAAGCATATGCGGAGGGCCATACCGATGCAGAGGCCTTTACTTTATGGTAACATGCGTCTTTCTTGCCACTACCCTTACCTTTCTTGTCTGCTTCATTGATTTCCATTTCTTCTTTCATTTTTTTCTTAGGATCTGTGGAAACGTAAGTTGGTTTGGCCGCACCAGTCTTTGATTGTTGTCCAGGATCAGCTTTTTTCTTCCTTCTAGAAGCAGAAAGTCTCTCTGCCTTAGTCATAGAAGTTCTCTTTGCCGAAGAGACACACTTAGGGGTTCCTTCACCAGGTTCATCACTTGTACAAGTTCCACCTGTTACAACATTGACCCAACCAGACTTACCGTCTTTAGACTTGGATCCTTTGAACCACTTATGTAGATTACCTTCCTGCATTTGTGTTTTAATCCAATCGTCGGGAATCATATTGTGTTTAGCCTTGAACTTATGATGAAGTTCTGTTGCAGAGATGTCATTATCTTTCGCAACTTTCTTCATAAGTTTATCTACTGAATCATAAGTTACATCATTCAGCTTGACTAAACTTTTTTCAAGATCAGTTACTACAGACATTGGTATGAATTCTCTTATTATTTATCAAAAATATAAACGATGATGTAATATTTTTTATCTCAAGTCACATCTCAATAGGACCTGGGTATCTCACACCATCTTTCACTGCAACAAGATGAGTATTAACAAATGCA